AACAGCGCGTCAAGATGAACCATTCTTTGATGCAGCGTCCAGAACTTTTGTAGACGTTTTGACTGGCCGTCGCACACCTATTACTGAAAAAGATTTTACGGCCAAGGAACAGATGGCCATGATGGATGCTGTAAAAAAAAGTCAGGCGAGAGGCGGTAATGGCCGTGTAGATTATCAAGACTATCCATCTGGAGATCAGATTGGCCCGGGCTACGTGGACATTAGGAATACGCTGGGCGGTTTTCAGTACAAGCAAAACCCTGATGGTTCTACCAGCATTTCAGACAGGTACGATTTCCACGGACCGCGGGTCGCGGAGTACGAGAAGATGGGCACGGGCGAAAAGGTAGTTAAATCTGCTGCCAATGCTTTGACTGAATTTGTGAAGGGTGGTTTTAGCCCACGTGATTTGGCTGGGGAATTGGGCAGAGCTTACATAGGCAGTAAGGGCCCCGACGTCAATATTCGTATCCCTGTCAACCGTGCGGAAGGCGGAGATGCGGAACCTACGGCAGAAGAGATAGCCGCGGCCAGTACTCCTGCATTTATTGCGCAGAAGTCGGGGATTGGTCGCAAACAAGGGAATATTTCCAAAGCTATTCAAAGCGGAACAGCACACCAAGCTATTGGTGAAGGCATAAAGGATGTGCCATACGACTTGGCCGGAATCCCAGTTGATTTGACAACGATGGTTATGAGGCCTTTTGGCTACAAAAATGAAAAACCATTTTTGGGTAGCGAGTATTTAAAAGAAAAAGCCACAGAAGCGGGCATTCGCAACCCGACTTCCACTGATCCAACCCTTAAAGGTTTTCATACGCTTGGTGAATTTGGTGCGGGGATGATGGCCCCCGGCAAAGTTATTGAAGGTGCGCAGGCGTTGAAGAGCAAGGCAGCGGATATGTTGACCAAGTTCCAAGAATCAAGGACCGCGAAGCCCGGAATGACCGACATGATGACGGGTCAGCGCGTGGAAGCCCCTGAAATTACGCCACAAATGGCTACGGAATTTTCACAGTGGCGTCAGCAAGCACAAAATCAAGTAAGAAATCAAAATCCTGCGTTAGCACAAAACGACCAAGTTATAACCAATGCAATTTTTGATAATCTTGCGGGGGTCAATCAACAACAAATTGCAGCAGATGTAGCTGCGGGTAGATTGCCCGGGTTTGTTGCTCCTGTTCCTGCATTGCTTCGTGCGGAACAAAACATTGCAAGGTTGCCTGCGGATGCTCAAGAGCAGTTACGTTTGTTTGAAGAAGCAGCGGCGGCGCCAGCACGTCCTCGCCCTGTTGCAATCACACAGCCCCCGACGCAGTTGCCACCACCTCCACCTTATGTTGCTCCGCCCGTGCAAGTTAGCGCGGAGTTCCCTTTTGTTGGGCGCTTGGATGAGTTTGCGGCAGCTATGAAGGGCCCTGCACAAAAGGAACAGTTGATCAATCAAGTTAAGGGCAAGTTCCGTGAGCATGATGTTGCGCGCCTTGAAGAAGCGTTGGCAGGATTGGGTCCAAAGGACAAGGTAACGCCAGCTATGTTGCAAGAAGCGTTGGCCAATACATATTCGCCAAGCCGGTTTAGGTCTGTTGACGTTCCTGCTGGTCAAAGCGGGATGTACAACGTGCATGACAACATTTTCCATGGAAACAAAGACATTGCGGGAGCGATGAATTTGTATTTGAAAGAGACGCCTGAGACAGTGGCATTTTATGGTGATTATCTTGCAGTTAAAAAGGCCGCAGAAAAAGTTTTGTATGGACGCAAGCCTGAAGATATTACCGTTGCTGTTGAATCTTTAAGAAACAACCCGCTTACTGCCAAGGTTCCTGAAATAAATACTTTAATAGACAGAATGGAAGCCGCGTTACCTGCATACACAAAGTTTGGCAAAATGCAAGATGAAGTAAATCATGCTGAAAACATGATTATGTATCCAGTCCTTTACAGTGAAAATGGATTTAATTTTCATAGAGAAATTGACCGTCGTACTGCACCCTTCTTGGAGGGGATGACTATGGCGGAAAGAAATACCGCAATGTGGCCAATAAGAAAACAACAGGAAACACAGTTGACAGAAGAGTTGATGCAAAAAGGTTCTGACAAATTGGTTGCACTGGGTGGAGACCCAATTGATGTACCGGCCTTTATGCAGCGAAACGCAAACCATCCCAGCCCAAATCTAGCGGGCGGAAGCGATCAGGCATTAATCACCGAACTAAAAGATATCACAGCGCCTATTAAAGACGGCATTAATGCTGCGATGCGCAAGGTCAGGGAAAATATTCACACCTCATATGACAAAGTATATGAAGAATTGCGGCCGTATACCGGCTACAAAGGTCAGCATGAAAGCGTGACCAACAAAGAAATCAATCCAATTGGATTCTCTCGCTACACAGAACATGCAGTGGACATGAATGGCAAACAATTGAATGGTCGTCACGTGCATGAGTTGCAGTCGGACCTTGCGCAAGATGTTAAACAACTTGGTCCTAAAAATAAATCTTTGGAAAAAGATCGTGAAGAGTTAGCAACGTTGAAGAGCAAACTTGCAGGCATTGATGAGCTTGATCCTACCCAAAAGATAGAAAAAGCAAAGCTTGATAACCGGATAGATATATTGGAAAGACGGATAACAGTGACTGCTCCGGGCAAATATCATTTGGAGCAACCGTTTGCGGGATTTGAGACAAGCCCTTCTGTAGAAATGCAGTTGTTGATGAAAAACGCAATTCAGGCCACAATGCGTGCAGGCCAAGATTTTGTAACCTTCCCCGGTAAGGAGTCCGCCAGACCGGCGTTGTACGAAAAAGTTTTGCCAAATTTAAAACAAGCCGTTAAAGATTTAGGTGGCGAAAAAGCAGGATTTGACATCAAACCGATTACACTGCCAAATCCCGGTGGAACCGAACCAACTGTTTGGGGCGTGGTGTGGTCACCAGAGACTGCAGCCAAAGTTATGCAAAAAGGCGTCCCATTCAAAAAGGGTGGAATGGTTGAACGCAAAAACGACGACAATCGTAGATATCTGTAAGGACACAGTATGCCAATTGAAAAGAACGTAACAATCGACGACTTGCCTGAGGGCGATGTTGCCGTTGAGATGGCGGATGAGCTGCCTTCAGATATTGACATTGAGTTTGATACAGATACAGGTGAAGTAGTTGTAAATATTGGTGCAGAAGACGACAACGTAGCGTTTGATAGCAACTTGGCCGAGGTCATTGAGCCTGATGTCTTGCAGTCTATTTCTTCTGACTTGATGTCTTTGTTTGATGCCGATAAGTCTTCCCGCAAAGAATGGGAAGAGCAGTACAGCAAGGGCATGAAGATGCTTGGCTTTACGTTTGAAGAGCGTACTAAGCCGTTTAAAGGTGCGTGCGGCGTGCAGCATCCACTTTTGACAGAGAGTATTGTTCAGTTCCAGTCACAAGCGCTTAAAGAATTGATGCCCGCGGGCGGTCCTGTGCGCACGCAAGTGCTGGGTAAAGAGACACGTGAGAAGTTGATGCAAGCGGACCGCGTCAAGGACTTCATGAACTACCAGATCACTACGGTGATGGAAGAGTACACGCCTGATTTTGATCAGTTGTTGTTCTACGTTGGCTTTGGCGGCTCAGCATTTAAGAAAGTGTACTTTGATGAGGCCAAGGGCCGCATGGTAAGCGCTTTGGTGCTGCCAGATAATCTGTATATACCGTATACCGGCTCTTCTGTGATGAGCGAATGCCAGCGCATCACGCACCGCGTTCCGATGTCCACCAACGATTACCGCAAGGCAGTTGTGCGTGGGCAGTACTTGGATACAGCACAGATGACGACTGCGGCTGAGACTGGCCAGAGCATTATTAAGAAAGAAGTTGACCGCACAACAGGTGTTGATCCCACTGGTGTGGAAGAAGAAATCTGTTTGCTGGAAATCTTGGTTGATTTGGATATCCGCGGCTTTGAGCACAAGGATGAAGACGGCAACGAGACGGGCATCAAGCTGCCTTACGTTGTAACGATTGATGAAATCTCTCAGTCTGTTGTAGGTGTGCGTCGCAACTGGAAAGAGGGCAACCCTCTGTTCACGCGCAAGCAGTACTACGTGCATTACTTGCTGGTCCAAGGCCCCGGTGCTTATGGCTTGGGTTTCTTGCATTTGGTTGGTGGTCTGACAAAGACAGCAACGTCTGCATTACAGCAGTTGGTGGATGCTGGAACGCTGGCTAACTTGCCTGCAGGCTTTAAGGCCAAGGGCGCGCGTATTGCAAATGACGATACACCGTTGTCACCGGGCGAGTTCAGGGATATGGATGCGGGTGGCGCGGAGTTGTCTGCGTCGCTCTTGCCACTGCCATACAAGGAGCCTAGCCAGACCTTGTTTGCTCTGCTTGGCTTCTGCGTAGATGCTGGTCGCCGTTTGGCAAGCATTACGGATATGCAGGTTGGGGACAGTAATCAAAATGCTGCTGTAGGAACAACGATTGCGTTGCTTGAAAAAGGCAGTGCGGTAATGTCTTCAATTCACAAGCGGTTGCATTACAGCCAGCGCATGGAATTTCAATTGCTGGCTAAAGGTTTTGCAGACTATTTGCCCGATGAGTATCCATATGATGTTCCCGGCGAGAGCCGCAAGATCAAGGCAAAAGACTTTGATGACCGCATCGATGTGTTGCCTGTTTCTGACCCCAACATCTTCTCTGTTGCTCAGCGCATCACGATGGCGCAGACACAGCTGCAACTGGCTCAGAGCGCACCGCAGATGCATAACATGTATGAGGCCTACCGCCGCATGTATGAAGCGATTGGCGTGCGTGATATTGATACGATTTTGAATAGCCAGCAAGTGGACAAACCAAAAGATCCTGCAAGTGAAAATGCACAGGCGCTTGACGGTTCACCACTAAAAGCATTTGCTGGGCAACAGCATGATGCGCACATCATGGCGCATATTATGTTTGGTATGAGCCCAATGATGGCAAGTATGCCTAACGTTGCTATCACTATGCAAAAGCATATCTTTGATCATATTAGATTGAAGGCGGAAGAAGAAGTTGAAGCTGAGTTGTTCCGTCAATACGGCACTGATCCAGAGGGTATGGTGTCTGCTTTGCAGCGTGAAGCAATGATTGCAATCAAGGTTGCACAGGGTTATCAAGAAGTCAAGAAGCTGCAGACGGATATGATGGGCCCACAGGATGATCCTTTGGTAAAACTGAAGGAAAAAGAACTGTCTCAGAGTGCTGCACGAGACCAAGCAAAGACACAAGTTGATAGTCAACGCTTGGCGCTTGATCAACAAAAGGAACAAGCGGATGTTCAATACGATCAAGCCCGTTTAACACTGCAACAACAGGCTGTAGCACAGAAAAATACGCAAGACGTAGTCAGAAATGCCCAACAAGGAGCAAGAAATGCAAGCCAAGTCAACAAAACTCGCTAAAAAAGCGCCCAAGGAAATGTCCGGGGTGCCAAAAAAGGTAAAAACACCACAAAATGACCCACGAGTAACGTATGTTTACCGAAAAGATGCATTCAAAAAGGTAAAAATAGCGTAAAAGTGTGCATAATATGCATGTAACCTTCGGACAGGGGTCTATCTGTCTGCTTCATTGGAGTTATCCATGCTTGAATTTGCAGAGAAAGTCATATTTGCCATTCGCAGGCTTGAAAACGAAACTAAAGACTTCGTTAGCAGCGGCAATGTTAAATCTATGGAGCAGTACAAACATTTGATGGGCCGGTTAGAAGGTTATGCGTTTGTTCAAGAAGCCATTCAGGACGTATTGAACAAGAACCCTGACCTTTAAAGGACCTAACAGATGGAAATGACTGCATTAGAGAAGCGTTGGGCGGAAGAAGCGGTTGAAAAAGCCGCTGCTGAAGCCTCTGCTGCGGAAGCTGCTGCTGTAGAAGAAGCAGAAGAAGAGCAACGTATGGAAAACATCAGGGAACACCTTCCACAGCCCACAGGTTGGCGGATTGTTGTTTTGCCCTACAGAGGCGCTAGAAAAACCAAAGGTGGCATTGAATTAGCCGATCAAACTTTGGAAAGACAGCAGCTTACTACCACTTGCGCATATGTTTTGGCCGTTGGCCCACTTGCTTATAAAGACACCGACAAGTTTCCGGACGGTCCTTGGTGTAAAGAAGGCGATTGGATCATTTTTGGTCGTTATGCCGGCGCACGTATGGGCATTGATGGCGGAGAGATCCGTATTCTCAATGATGACGAGATTCTGGCCCGTGTTAACGATCCAGAAGATATTCTGCACATGTAAGGAAGCATATGACACAAGTAATGAACGATTCGCAACTTGAGTTTGACCTTGGTGAGGGTGAAAAGGCTACGGATGTAACCTTTGATAGACCTGAAGGCGACCAAAGCCCTGAGGCACCTGCGCCAGAGACTAAGATTTTTCAAAAACCTGAAGTTGACGCGGCACAAAAGAATGAATTGGATGAAGTTAGTGAAGGTGTGCAAAAGCGCATATCTAAACTTACTGCACGCATGCGCGAGGCCGAGCGCCGTGAGCAAGCAGCGTTGGAATACGCTAAGGGATTGCAGAACCAGACACAGACGTTGCATCAAAAGCTTGTTCAGACGGACTACAGCCGTCTGAGTGAAGCTAAGACACGTTTAGAGACACAGCAGACCCAGTTGCGTCAGATTATTGCCAAGGCACGTGAAGAGAACGACATCAATACTGAGTTGGAAGCGCAAGAGCGTTTGTCTGATTTAGTGGGCGAGCAGCGTCAAGTAGCTTCATGGTTGCAGACGCAGCAAACTGCTGTTCAGCAGCAGCAATATCAAGCACAACAGCCTGTTCAGCAGGTACAGCAGCCCCGTCCTCAACCTAACCCTCAAGCAGAGGATTGGGCCGAGAAGAATCCTTGGTTTGGTCAGGACCGAGTGATGACATATGCTGCTTGGGGCATACATCAGACACTTGTTGAACAAGAAGGTGTTGACCCCAACTCACAAGAGTACTATACTGAACTTGATAGACGTGTTCGGAGTACATTTCCGGACAAGTTTAGAGACCAATCCAGACAACAGCGTTCCGCGCCTGCTGTTGCACCTGCTGCCCGTAGTTCGGGAATTAATAGTGCGCGCCGTACTGTCCGGCTTTCGCCGAGTCAGGTTGCTATAGCAAAGAAACTGGGCGTTCCTCTTGAAGAGTATGCCAAGTATGTTAAGGAGTGAAACAATGACTAAAGTTACTATCGACAAAGCACCTCGCGAAACTCGCGATACTGAAAAACGTCGCCGTCCTTGGACCCCTCCCTCACGTCTTGACGCGCCTCCTGCCCCTGAAGGGTTTAAGCATCGTTGGATCCGTGCCGAAGTGAATGGCCATATGGATAAACAAAACGTCTACGGACGTCTTCGTGAAGGATATGAACTTGTCCGTCTTGAAGAGTTGCCAGATGAGTACCAAGGCATGATGCCTACCGTTGAAGACGGTAAGCATGCTGGAGTGGTTTCTGTAGGTGGACTTTTGCTTGCAAGAGTTCCCGATGAGACCATTGCAGAGCGCAACGAATATTACCGTCGTAAGGCTCAGGAACAGTTACACGCTGTGGACAACGAGATGATGCGAGAAAACGCACACTCTACAATGCGTATTCAGAATCCTGAACGCAGTTCGCGCACAACATTCCGTCAACAATAAAACGTTGATATTTTAAATTTTTGTAGGAGCTACAAATGGCAAACGTTAATAAGCCTTTTGGCCTGCGTCCCATTGGTAACCTCTCTGCTACTGGTGCCCAGAAGCAGTACGGTTATCAAATTGCGGATAATCAGTCCGGAGCAATTTACCAAGGCGACTTGGTTGTCGTATACGACGGTTACATCATTAAGTATGACGAAGCTACGCATGCCGCCCCCACAGGCGTCTTCAACGGCTGTCAATACAATGATCCCACACGTGCTAACAAGCCAACGTGGAAAAACTACTACCCCGGTAGTGTTGACATCACCACAGGTCAGATTGATTGCGAAGTGTTGGATGATCCCAACCAATTGTTCTTGATCCAAGCTGACGGTGCTGTTACTCAAGCCAATATTGGCAAAAATGCTGATCCTACTGCTTCCACAACTGGTAGCACAACGACTGGTATTTCTGCTGGTACTTTGAAATCATCGTCTATTGCAAAAACTGCAGCTTTGACTTTCAAAATTATTGGTTTGAGCGCCCAAGCCGACAATGCGTTAGGTACCTACGCTGTTGTTGTTGTTAAACTAAATCAACACCAGTACGGTAGCGTCGGTGTTGCTTCTGACGGAGCATAATCATGGCTATTACACGTTCCCAACTGGTAAAAGAACTTGAGCCCGGCCTGAACGCACTGTTCGGCTTAGAGTACAAGCGTTACGAAAACGAGCACGAAGAAATCTTCTCAATCGAGACTTCTGACCGTGCATTTGAAGAAGAGGTCATGTTGACTGGCTTCGGCTCTGCTCCAGTGAAAACTGAGGGTGCCGGCGTTCAGTACGACACAGCACTGGAATCCTTCACAGCCCGCTACACACACGAAACCGTTGCTATGGCTTTCGCGTTGACAGAGGAAGCTGTGGAAGATAACTTGTATGACCGCTTGTCAGGTCGTTATACCAAGGCTATGGCTCGTTCAATGAGCTTCACAAAGCAAGTAAAAGCTGCTTCTGTGTTGAACAACGGTTTCACTGCAGGCAACTATGCCGGCGGCGACGGCGTTGCATTGTTCTCTACGGCTCACCCAACTGCTTTGTCCGCCAACTATGCAAACACTCCTTCAGTGGCTGCAGACTTGAACGAGACATCGTTGGAACAAGCTTTGATCGACATTGCTGCGTTTATCGACGAGCGTGGTTTGAAGGTCGCTTTGACTGGTCGCAAGATGATTGTTCCTAAGGAACTGCAGTTCACTGCAGAGCGCCTGATGAAGAGCACTTTGCGCACATCCACTGCCGACAACGATATCAACGCTATCAAGTCTATGGGCATGATCCCAGAGGGTTACGCTGTCAACCATTATTTGACAGACGTCAACGCTTGGTTCATCATCACTGATGCACCTAACGGCTTGAAAATGTTTGAGCGTTCACCTATCAAAACCGCTTTTGAAGGCGACTTTGATACCGGTAACGTTCGTTACAAGGCTCGTGAGCGTTACAGCTT